CAGCGACGGCACCAGACATATTATATTATTTAATAATATAAAAGAAAATAATTTTAAATTAAATACGTATTTAATTTAAAATTATTTATTTCATTTCATTTCATTTCATTTCATTTCATTTCATTTCATTTCATTTCATTTCATTTCATTTCATTTATTTATTCATTTAATACATAGAAATAGACGCCGCGCCGTTTGAATATAATGCGGTTGTACATCCAACCGCTGTAACACTCGTTCTTCTATTGACAATAGGTTGGTTACCCTTGACTTTTATAATTAATCTTATATTATCAAATCTATTTAAGGGTACAGACGAACCACTATATGCAGTAGATGCTAGTGGGAAAATAAAATAACTCTTAGTATCGCTTCCGATACTATTTTCCGCATAATTAGAGAAAAGCCCCATAGATGGACCTGTAACTCTCAACAATGAAAACGGAAGTTCTCCCGAGTATGAAGATGAATTTAATAGTAATTCAGCTGTATCTAATCTATAATAAGGAGTTTCTGTTACTATTACTAAATGAGAGGCATATAGGGAGAAATGATCTAATATCATCGTGATAGTTCTATCTGAAGCCAACGACTCTATAACGGCATTTTGAGTGACTTTAATTCTTTTAGCAATACGTGTAGATGATAGTTGTTGACGCTCCGATTCGCACATTACTATGTTTTTAGAAAAGAGTCTTACTGTATAAGAATTACAGCTAGCATCTACGGCGGTTGATGCATTTGTCGAAACATTAATTCGTACCTGTTGGTTGGGTGCCGCAGCCATTAGGTATCCGTCTTCGGTCTGTTCAGAAAAAAGTTCTAGATCGGATGCGATAGTTTTTGTAAGCATTTTAAGTGGTATATTCGCGACATAAAATTCAGAGGTACCAGCAGCGGGCTGAGAAACTTCCGGGGCAAAACGTACATTATCGGCATCAAGACCCGAGTAATGTCCTCTGAGTTGAAAACCTACATTAGCAAAATTACCTTCTGGCATCTCAGAATGATATAAAGCAAGAATATCGTCATATTCTAGAGTCTGCCATATTTGCGTACCTACGATGAATTCTACTCTAGAAATACCGTTTAATAAGTCGTCCCCGCCGGCTTTGAAAGGCTGTGTTGCATCGTCCAGAGTTGTTACCCTGTTTATAGTAGCTGTTACTTCTAGAATTAGATCACCTATACAATCTACGTCGTTATTGATATCGAAACTAATTATATTTCTGGACGCCCCACCGGACGTTCCCTGAGAAGGTACTTCTACAAAATTAGAACCGTGTAGAAGCTGCCTTGTTGTATCATTTTTATTCCAAAAAACAGACATTACGTCCCCTGTATCGTTAATCTTATTCGTTACAGCCAAACCCTGTGTTCCGGTACCGTTATAAGCAGCGTGGGCAGCGACGGCACCAGACATATTATATTATTTAATAATATAAAAGAAAATAATTTTAAATTAAATACGTATTTAATTTAAAATTATTTATTACATTTCATTTCATTTATTCATTTATTCATTTATTCATTTCATTTTCATTTTCATTTTCATTTCATTTATTCATTTATTTAATACATAGAAATAGACGCAGCCCCTTGTTTGTAAAGCGCGGTGGTTTCTCCTACACACGTAGCCGATACTTTTTTAATAACAGCATTCGCGGCCGCTGCTGTTTTAGGTGTAAATATTTTTAAAGATAATCTTATATTATCAAACCTGTTTAGAGGAACGCCTGAACCCGAATACGCTTTATTTGCCAATGGAAATACATAAAGTATAGTTCTAGTATGTGGATCAGTTCTAGAAAAGAAGTTATTAACGTATAGACCCATAGATTCTGGCAGTGGGCCCGACATCATACCACCAGTTAGAGTTCCACAAAATGATGTAGAATTTAATTTTAAATCTGCGCTAATCAATGTCGAACATTCGTCCATATAGTCTGTAGAAGCTCCGCTTAATTTATAAACATCGGTTCCGACGGCATACGTGGTATCATCGAAAATCTGAATTATTATATGAGAAGCGTATAGGGAAAAGTGGTCACAATCTAATTCTAAACTTGTTACATCACCGGTTGATGGAACTGGTGGGTTGATTGCATCTCTATATTGTGTAAGTTTTAATCTTTTTGCAATTCCGCCAGGTATACTTCTTATTTTTTCACGCTCTTCATTACACATAATCATGTGTTTTCCAAATAAACGCACTTCCATCCTGTCCGATCCATTTGTTGCATCAATCATGCCATTAGCGGTCATAACCGAAGTTTTATTTGTAAAAATTTTAATTTTAACGGTCTGATTTGGAGCTGCAGCTGTTAAAAATCCAGATTCGGAAATATTTGAATAATTGTTTAACATTGGTCCCAAATTTCTAGTTAACAACGGAAGTTTGAAAGAAAAATTACGTGATTCGGCTGCAAGGAATGCTAAATCAGTGTCTGCGGGTCCGGAAGCGGCCACAGCAACTGCTCCACCACTTGCATCGAAAAATCCGCCAGTTGATAATATAAATCTTTCATATCCACCCTCTGATAGCTCTGTAGTATTCAATGCAAGTATATCGGCAAATTCGAGTGTTTGCCAAATTTGTGTACCACATTGAAATTCGATACGTTCAAATAAATTTAAAAGTCCATATTCTTTTGTTATATTTGTTACGGCACCCATTGTAATTTTAACATGGACATACAAATCTCCTATTACATCCATATCGCTATTCATTGTAAATGTAATAGAACTACCGGGTATGTCGGAGGTTCCACCAGATGACGGAATTTCTATTAGCGCACATCCGTGCAATAACTGCTTCGTGGTTTTATCTTTAGTCCAAAAAACGGACATAATATCTCCTGTATCGTTGATCTTATTAGTTACAGCAAGACCCTGTGTACCCGATCCATTATATGAAGCGTGGGCAGCAGTTGCTCCAGACATATTATATTATTTAATAATATAAAAGAAAATAATTTTAAATTAAATACGTATTTAATTTAAAATTATTTAAAATTTATAAAAAATATTACACATTTTTTACACAAATACTTAAATATAAGAAAATGAAATTGTATTATTGTTAATAATCTGTAGTGTTGTACCGCAGGCACACACGCTAATGGTAGCATCTCTCATCTGTCTCGCAACATACTTACCTATAGTAGTAGTGGCGGCGAGGGAAGTGCTACCTATCGCTACAGTATTATCCCCGGAAACCGGAGTAATGGTAATTGCTGTCGTATTAAAAAACGTGTTTCTTACATTCAATATTAATTTCTTATTTTTAATTCTAGAAAATGGTATTCCAGAACCACTAAAAGCTTTGTCGGCTAATTTTATTATATAAAAATGTTGTTCAGTATTTTGTAAATTAAATTCTACCTGATTCGAAGATAAAGCCGAACATGGAATTTCTCCGGTTGTTTCATTACCTAAAACAAGTTCAGCAGAACTCAACCATTTATCGAACACTCCTAAAACATCTGGATTAAATATTGTACTAGTGCCTTTGTTTGAATCGATACCCGCTTCACCCCACGTACTGCTTAATTTAGTGTCCCCTGATACATACGCGGATTGTGCCTTTAAAACTGCTGGGGTTACACTAGCAGACGTTGAGTCGGTTGAATTTAAAAATTGAGTCGGTGCTACTAAAGAATCTGTTGTCTTATCTGACTGGTTAAATATATTAACATTTAAACAGAACATTATATGAGTTACGTTTAAATCTATATTATCTAAATCTACATTTATGGAGGTTATACCCGCGGCCTCTTTTATATAATTATTTGTAATTTGATTTACTCTAATCCCAGTTGAGGTGTTTATTACTCTATGGATTATATTTTGTTTAATAAAATTTTTTTCGGTATCAGTTATAATATGAGTTAATATACATAATTTAGTAGATACGTTCGTATTTGTATTTGTTGTAGTCGCCCCCAAGGTATGTAAAAGAGGAATAAAACTTCCTCCAGTAACTTCGCTACTAGAAAATGTATTATAATTTACCGTAACTGTTAAATTTTTTGTAAAAGATCCAGTTTGAAGAAAACTTCTATCCTTGTCTGAACTTTTACCTATAAAAGGTATAGAGAGTGAAAAACTTATAGTCTCAGAAGTAGGTGTAGTAGGTGGTGTAAGGCCATGACCTATTATACTTCCCGTATCTACATACGAAGCGTCTATTATTTTTTTAAATGAGTTTTCTTGAGAAATTAAGTTTCCTGATTCAGAATAATTTCTCATATATATATCACCTGGATATATAGTCTGAATTACAAGACCGCTTAGTTTAATTTCTATATTATTAATAATATCTAAAAGAAAGGTTTTTGAATAATATATTCCACTACAAGCATATCCGGTAGTAATAGTTGAAATATTTAAATCCATATTCAGAATCATTTCACTTATTGCATCAATATTATTTGGTATTGAAAAAGTTTCAGAAGGTTTTGTGCCATAAGGTAATTTAGTTAAAGTTCCATTAACTACAGAAATTCCAGATCCATTGATATATTTTACGGACGGTCTAGATATAAAATCCGATGATATCTGTTTAGAGCTATCCGCTTTATTCGCTCTAGAAACAGATTGGGAACCCGAAGAACTAAACGTTTGAACCGCCAGATTATTGATACCCATGTTTAATATTATATTAATAAAACAAATTAATTTTAAAAAAATAATTTAATAAGTC